GATGGTTTCCGCTTATAAGTAATATCATCTTTTACACCATAAGCATATTGAAAATAATTCTTATAATTTTCTGGTTTCACTCTATCTATTGCTTTATCAATAATATACCACATACTTTATCCATACTATCATTGTGATTCAAATAGTATTTAACCGCACTCAATTTATAATCATCACTTTTGTATTTATTCATATAGTAAAAGAAGAAAAACACTTATATTTTGTGCGAACTTAAATATTCAAAGGTGTATATTATACATCGAATATTTTTATACGGTATATCCATTAGTTGTTTTTTTACGAATTAATGATTCGTTTTCATTAATATGAATATTATCGTGACATTTTTCACAAATAGACATAAGATTTGCCGGATGATTTTTATGGAAACTTCCAATAAACCCATTTTTATCGGCATCCTTTTGGTGATTTATATGATGAATTTCATCACCTAATTTTAAGTTACATATTTCGCATTTACCTCGTATCTTTTTACTATTATATCGCGTTTTATCATTTGACAACTCTCCACGACTGTTAGGAAAATATTTATTCCGTATTTTGTATGCTTCTTCCATAAAATCGTCTTCCAAATATAATGATTTACATACTTCTAGTCCATATGTTCGTGGTCCGGAACCACTTCGTAGTTTGCGGTCATAAATAAGTATATCTGCTTCGCGATCAAACGTAACCGCCATATGATAACAAGACATTTGAGTTAACAATGATATTTCTTCAAAATCTACGATTTCATGAAAATGTGTCGCAAAAATAAACGACGAATTTTTTGTATGCAATTGAGTCAACCCCGAAACAAAAATACTTAATGCGGATTCTATTTCTGTACCCGAACATAATTCATCTCCTAATACTAAACTATTCTCGTCAGCCATTTTTAATATGACTCGTAATTCAGACATCTCTACCGCAAACGTCGACAACCCTTTGAAAATATTATCATTTCCCAAGATACGTGAAAACAATGCAGTATATGGTTTATATTGAAAAGAACTACATGGTACATATAACCCCGACTGTGCCATTATAATGGATATTCCCAATGCGCGAATGAAACTGGTCTTTCCGACCGCATTTGTTCCATACAATAAAATCCCATTTTGTTGATCTGTATCCTTACTTTTATCATATGTTCCTAATGAAATACTATTTGTTACATATAATTCATTTTGTTGTATATGTTCTATCAAACAATGTCTCATATCAACGACATCAACAAACGACCTTTCCGCATTTTCATTAATGACTGGTTTACAATAATTATATTCTCTCGCTATAAATGCCTTACATAAAATAACATCTAACTTTGATGTAAATTCTGACAGGCGTTCTAACGTTTGAAAATGTGTTTCAACCAAACTCGATATAACCTGCAAATAAACACAGGATATCATTTTATTAATTTCATCTTTATAAACAAATATTTTTTTTATGATTGAATTTAACGTTGATGATTCGATGGTTACATTGCTTGCGGTAGACTTAACAAACTTAATATCTTTTGAATATATTGGCGGTAATATTGTTGCGTTCGAATTGATATCTGATTCGTACTTTTCCATATTCGCCTTTAAAAGGTGAGAACGTTTGGTTGTTATCTGTAAAAACGCTCCACTTTTCTCGGTCTCATGTACGCGAATATAGTCAGTGTCGCCTTTTTCATACTTCTGCATTATCATATTCAAATATTGTTTGGTATTATCAAATTCTTGTTTAGTATCTGTATATTTATTAATTAGCGAATCTAGTTCATTCGATACACCTGAACGGATAATGTTCTCGGGAAAAGTAGTCATTGACGATATATTCTTACAATTTTCCAAAACAAAATGTTTGTTTAAAAACTGAATAATTGTTTCGGTCTCGGATTCAATGAATTGATTACTTCCAATATCATTGGAATGCAACCCATTCGTTAAATATCGACCAAATTCATGGGTTTCTGCCATGCATACGTTGATTTGCTGAATAATGTTAACACTCGAATACAAGTGGTAGATCGAAACCGGATATATTTTTTTTACAACCAATTGTCGGCATATTTTTTCCATATCGCGAACATTTTTTAATTGTTTTCGAAATGTTTCAACAAAATGATAATAATCGTCTGACAATAACATTTCAGTCATGACATATTCATTATTTAACCAATTTATATCAAATACTGGATTTGTTAACTGATATTGAAATTTACGTTTTCCCATCGACGTAGAGCATTTATTTAACATAGTGAGTACAGACGATAAACGCCCATATTGTGTACTTTCCATGATATTATCATCTATAATATTCAATTGTTTTAAAGTATGGTTCGCAAGAACTACTCGATCAGTTGTGTTATTAAAATCCGGAATGGATATTTTACGAACCAATTCGGCATTGTGTTGTTGAATAAAGTCCAATAAATAGCAAAACGATTGTGTAGACAACATATCAGTTTGAAATTCACTACATAAATCATATGTTTCTTCTTTAAAAAATGTAGTTAATAGTTGTTTAATATATCGTTGTTCCATACATCGCGAAACTTTCAAATTTGTTTTGTCCGAACTATTTATCTTATGTATAGTATTTGTCCGAATACCCGAATATTGAATTATTTTATTTAAATCATCATCGTTAAATGGTGTAATCATAATAACTTCACTTGGTGAATATACTGAAATGTATCGTTCAAGTTCATCAAATGTTGTCGTGTTCATATAAAAGGTTGTTTCATGTTGGAATATATATGATTTTCCTGTAAAAATATTAACGACTGATATGCCGTATACTATTGTATCGCGTATAGTAGTTGATGTTTTACCAATTCGTCTTGTTGGTTTATAAGTTTCCATCCATATTGACATAATATTGTTTGTCATAACTGGAGAACTATCCGTATCGCACGATATTAACGTGCCAGGTGAATATACATGTTCTAATACACGAGTAACTGTTTTCCCATTCTTTTCTTGTATATAAACCGGAATCGTATATCCATATTCCGTTAATTTTAAGATGTATTTATCTAGTGTATAATCTCTGAAACCAGCCATGACAATATTACCGTTACGATATGATATTTTCTTTTCTGAAATGTTCAATTGACATACTTCTGAAATATTTTCGATACTACTTCCAATGATATCATCCGATTCTTTTATTTTAATTCCATATATTTCAAAAAAAGCACCTACTTGTAAGAGAACTACAACGCGTCCATTATACATTTTTTTATATTTTTCGGTCAAATTGAAATATTCATCGTATATATTACTTGGGGTTTCTACCATGTTACTCGTTATATAACAATATAATCGTATGTTTATATTGTTACGTTATGCAATTTACACAAAATTGATATTAAAATCCGTATCTATTATCTTACAACAAATAAATTAACTATCCGATAAAAGATAAGATGGATGAAATAACAGAGGAGAATATACCCTACGATCATTATATTGATACCGATGATAGCAATTATTTCATTCGAAAATACTCTGATGAGAATATGCCTATATACAATAAAAAATTATCGGTATCTCCAACTAACATAGATATGAATAGTGAACTTATTCATCACCATACAAAGAGCAACATATTAGTACCATATTGCAATTACAAAAAAATAATGTGTTACATATGTATCGTAATAACCATAGAACTGTTAATAATAATAATTCGAATATTTTATTCAAACTAATCATCGCCATTCATATAATTATATAACAGTGTATCCGGATTATGATTATAAACGTCTCCACATATTAACGATAAACTTTCATACATTTTTCGCAATACATCATTTGGAGTAGTTGAACCAACGCGTATAATGCCCTGTTTTATTAAAAATCGTTTCACGTCGTTAATGGGTACTTGCTTTAATAACTGCGTTTTTGTTGATATGCGGTTACGTAACGTTTTGTTTGAAACGAGTACCGAAATTTTTGGTGCGGTTCGAGAACGACCCACTGAATATCTTCGTCGTAATGTTCTTTTTTGCTTTCTTTTCTGCTTCCCTACATAGTTATACTTGGATTTTGACATAATATTTTCTTTTTGTTTGATTTCACTGACACGCTTTAATCCCTCGTTTACTTTTTCGTTTACCGCGTTAGTTGTGTTAAGAAGAATATTTTCAGGTACATTGCCATGTTTTTCAGGTAAGGTAAAAGGTGTACTTGGTTGTGTCGACGGTATATTAGATACAAGTTGAACAGGATTACCAATATTTATAGATGACCTATTCTCTCGAGTCCGATTCATGTAATTTCTATATGTTGGTAGGTTACCATTTTTTAAACAACCATAGTTAGGTTGTTTTGTTGAAGGTGGTGGTACTCGAATACCCGGATTTGACGGGATAATAGGTACAGACGATGGATAAGTCCTCAATGTAGTATTTTTGGGGACATTTGATTCGGTTTTCTTTGTTAACTTACTTAAATAATCTTTCGCTTGGTCGAATTCCTTATTAAAAACATCAGCATCAGTTGATTTACGCGGAGTCTCCGGTTGGGGATGATTATTATTTTTCTCAAATATTTTCTTATATCGATCTTCTTGTTGTTTTCTAATCATTTTCAATAGTGATTGACGACGTAACGTATCGGGTTTCTTTTTTACAGGATTACGTACGCGTATTTTATCTGTTGAATCCTTTTTCGGTTTTGACTTTTTACTTTTATTATTATTATTCGAAAATGTAAATAATTCCGGATTTATTGTTAACACCTTTTTATCGCTCATTATTTTATTTGTATACTTACTTATACGAAAAGAAAAAGGAAAACACAACCAATTTACTTCCTAAAGAAAAATATATTACACGTACAATGTCGACATGAAATCATTTACTTTTTTATCTCGGTTTGCAATTAGCATTTGATACCCAGCCTCCAAATCATCCAATGTAAGTATTTTTCTCATTTCAACATCGCCACCATATATACGTCGACTATGACATATTTTTACGTACGTGAATAACGCTTCAATGTCTCTTCCATAGTTTACGAATTCATCTTTTCGTTTATTAAACCATTTTTCATGAACGATTGACGAATTTTCGAAGTTCCATCCAAGCGACTTGACTTTTAATTCGAATATTTTCATTAATTCTAATGGTGTATATGAATCAATTGTAAATCTCCAAATAAAGCGTGATTTCAATCCTCGGTTAACGCGAAAAAATGAACTATTCATTTCATTTTCATACCCTGCAATAATAACCATTAAGTCGTCTTTATGGTCGCTTAACGACTCACATAATGTATCCAAGCATTCCTTTGAAAAACTGTCGTTTCCCTCCGAGTTCCCTAGGGAATATGCTTCATCAATAAATAATACGCCCCCTAAACATTCTGTAATAATTTGCTTTGTTTTAATGGCAGTTTGACCTAAATATCCTGCGATTAGATCGTTACGTGTTATTTTTTTAAAAACGTTATTTTTTAATATTCCTAACTTTGAATACATTTTTCCTATAATTTTGGCTATTTCAGTTTTACCCGTGCCAGGTGGGCCATAAATAACGGTATGTTTATAGTCACCACCTTCCTCATTAATGCCGAGATCTTGTATAAAATATAACAGTTGATCTAATAGTGAATGTTTTAATTCAGAAATTCCAATCATATTATTGAGTTCAGATAATTCATTTTTTATATTATGAAGCGCTTTCAAATCAATATTATATTCAGTGTCGTCATCGTATTCATTTTCATTCAATATCAATAATAGATCATTTATACTCGTTACATTTGTGTCAATGTGTTTTTTTAGTTTTGGTTTACTCACTACATTACTATTTATAATAGGATTCAAACATATATCTGATGTAATATTCATGTGCGGTTCCCCAATCGGCTCTAGAGAATAGAACTGCGATAACCGTGTATTTTTTACTTCTTCTATAGGTACATCATTTGTCGTTCTTAACGCATTCAAGTGCATACGATTATAATTATCACGTATAGATTGTCGTAATATTTGATATTCACCCGCTACAATAGGCGTGTCTACATTATGATTATCTAAAAATTCTATAAAAGTCGCATAATTATTAATTTTCATTAGATACATTGATATATGGTAAACTATCTATATTCTTTCAAGGAAAATTGAAAATTGAAAATATAATTTTAATGTTAATAATTAGTAACAATGAAGTACGATATGAAATCCGCAATGCCGTCAACCACCCCACAATCGACCACCCCCAATGTTTCATGTAGAACAGAAAACGGTTCGGTCGAAAGTGAGAATATAGAATTTATCATAGAAAACGAAAAAACACAAAAGGAAAAAATAGAAAATATATTGTCCGATGTAACCCCGGACGAAGCCAAAATATTGGAACATCTTGGTGATTATACTGAAGAACCGTACAGTTTAATCGAGTCATATTTCGCGGGGAAACATTTGGAAAGACTAGTACGTCACCAAATTGAATCTTATAATAATTTTGTAAATTATCAAATTCAACGAACAATTCAAATGTTTAACCCAGTAGTTATTCATTCGGAGAATGATTTTGTTGAAGAAAATAATAAATATTTCTTGGAAGTTCTTATTGATTTCACCAATTTTAAATTGTATCCTCCACAAATTCACGAAAATAATGGTGCGACAAAAACTATGTTTCCGCAGGAAGCCAAACTTCGCAACTTTACATATGCCTCTGTAATGACAGTCGACATAAATATTAAATACGTTATTCGTACCACTGAAAATATGGAAAATCCAAGAATTATTGAAAAAACTTTACCTAAAGTGAATATTGGAAAATTACCAATTATGCTGAAGTCGTCAGTTTGTGTTTTAACCCAAAATCCACATATTAATCCACAACATACTGGTGAATGTTCTATGGATTGTGGCGGCTATTTCATTATTAAAGGTTCCGAAAAGACAGTGTTAGGCCAAGAACGTGCGGCTGAAAATCGAATTTACTGCTTTGATGGTAAAAATACAACGAAATGGAGTTGGACCGCTGAAATTAAGTCAGTTCCCGATTACAAGTGCATTTCACCAAAACAAGTAGAAATGATGATTTCTAGTAAAAACAACGGATTCGGCAATGGAATGTATGTAACCATACCTAGGATCAAGCAACCAATTGAACTATTTATAATGTTTCGTGCTCTGGGTGTCATTAGCGATAAAGAAATCTGCGATCATATACTATTGGATATCAATGATACCAAACATAAGGATATTCTCAAATGTTTACAAGCATCTATTATTGATGCGAATAACTGCATGACTCAAGAAAGTGCGATAGAGTATATAACTACATATGCCGCATTTACGCCATTAAATATGGATAAGGAAACTGGAATAAGAAAGAAACGCGAATTCACAGTAGACGCATTAGAATCTGATCTTTTCCCTCATTGTAAAACACCGAAACAGAAGATATATTTGCTAGGTTATATGGCAAAAAAGTTGATTCGAACCAGTTTGGGTGTATTCAAAGAAGATGATCGAGATTCATATGTTAATAAGCGAATTGAATTATCAGGCACATTATTAAACAATCTATTTCGTAATTACTTCAATAAACTCGTTAAAGAAATGCAGAAGCAAGTTGTTCGTGAAATTAATAATGGGTCATGGAGATCAATGGAAGACTACGAAAATATTATCAATACAACAAATATCTATAAGATTATGAAATCAACAACTATTGAAAATGGTATCAATCGTGCATTGTCTACCGGAGATTTCAGTATTAAGCAATCAAACAGCAGTAAAGTTGGCGTAGCACAAGTATTAAATCGTTTAACATATGTATCCAGTTTAAGTCATTTACGAAGGATTAATACCCCATTGGAAAAAAGTGGCGAGTTAATTGCTCCTAGAAAGTTACACAATACCACATGGGGGTTTCTATGTCCGGCAGAAACTCCGGAAGGTCAATCGATTGGTATCGTAAAAAACATTAGTTATATGGCTCATATTACAATCCCCACCAATAGTTCTTCATTATATGAATATCTAGCCCCCTATATTATTCCCGTTGACAATGTACCCTCTATGGAATTACACGATAAAGTAAAGGTATTTGTAAATGGGTGTTGGGTGGGGGTTGCTATTGACCCAATCACATTATATTCCGAAATGAAAGAAAAAAAATATAAGGGAATTATTAATATTTATACGTCGATTATATTCAATTACGATGCACTTGAAATTCGTTTCTGTAATGAAAGTGGTCGTTTAACCAGGCCGGTATTACGCGTTAGAAATAACAAGGCATTAATTACCAGTGATATCATTAACCGAATTACAACCAATGAACTTACCTGGAATGATTTATTAACAAATTGTAAACTGGACGAATCTGTCATTGAATATATTGATCCAGAAGAACAGAACGTATCGATGATTGCCATGAAATGCAAGGATAATTACCTTCATGATATAAACGCATACTATCAATACACTCACTGTGAAATCCATCCAAGTACAATATTTGGTGTATTGGCATCATGCGTTCCGTATCCCGAACACAATCAGGCTCCTAGAAACACATATCAATGTGCTATGGGAAAACAAGCAATGGGTGTATATGCAACAAATTACGACCAGCGTATGGATAAAACAGCATATGTATTGAATTATCCATCTCGTCCATTGGTTGATACACGTCTAATGAATTTCATTCACCTTAATAATATCCCATCTGGTACGCAAATTCATGTAGCAATCATGACACATACTGGGTATAATCAAGAAGATAGTGTGTTAATCAATAAGGGTTCATTGGATAGGGGGTTATTCTTGGCAACGATCTATCATACAGAAAAAGACGAAGATAAAAATATTATCCGGGATGAAATTATCAGATGTCAACCCGATCCTGCCAAAACCAAGGGGATTAAGTTCGGAAATTACAAGAAACTTAACTCGGATGGATTCATTCCTGAAAACGAATTGGTTGAAAATCGAGATGTAATTATCGCCAAAATTGTACCAATCAAAGAAAACCGCAACGACCCAATGAAGACGATTAAATATGAAGACCAAAGTAAAACATTTAGAACAACAGAAAAAACGTATATTGATAAAAACTATACCGGGCGTAATGGTGACGGATACAATTTTGCCAAAGTCAGAGTTCGTGCATTAAGAAAGCCCGTACTTGGTGATAAATTCAGTTCTAGGCACGGACAAAAGGGTACAGTTGGTAATATTATTCCTGAATGTGATATGCCCTTTACAAAAGACGGACATAGACCTGATATTATTATTAATCCTCATGCTATTCCATCGAGAATGACTATCGGACAATTAAAAGAAACTCTTTTAGGAAAGGTACTGTTAGAATTAGGTATGTTTGGTGACGGAACCAGTTTTGGAAATTTAGACGTTGCGACTATTGCCAATGAACTTCAAAAACTTGGATATGAAAGTTATGGCAATGAATTGTTGTATAATGGTCTCACTGGCGAACAATTAGAAACGAGTGTATATATCGGACCTGTGTTTTATCAAAGACTTAAGCATATGGTTACTGACAAACAGCATAGTCGTTCAATTGGTCCAATGGTTAATTTAACAAGACAACCTGCGGAGGGAAGGAGTCGTGATGGTGGGTTCCGTATAGGAGAAATGGAAAGGGATGTTATGATCGCCCATGGTATTTCTAGGTTCTGTCGCGAACGAATGTATGACGTGTCTGATAAATATAGCACTCACATTTGTAACAAATGTGGAATGATAGCCTCATATAATGATGGAAAGAAAAATCGTATGTATGAAACCGCAGACTTTAGTATTCATTTATGCAAAACATGTGATAATCATACTGACTTTTCAAAGGTAGAGATACCCTATTCTTATAAACTAATGTCGCATGAATTACAAACTATAAATGTTGTTCCACGATTGATTACCGAATAAATATTATATTCAAAAATATACATTGAATAATATTGAAATGACCGAAATAGGTTTATTTTTTTATGATTTTGTCTTTGCATAATACAAATCTACAATATGGACGATGACGAAATTCCCCAAGTATCAGATGGAACAAATATTAATGATTCTAGACTACCTGGCGATTTCAGCGGTACAACGTTCTCAAAATATAAAAAAATAAAGGTAAGAAATAATCTAATCGAAAATATGATTAAAACTAAAATAGAACCCGCATGTTATTGGTGTTGTGAATTGATATGCGCCGGACATTTTATGGACGTATGGGAAATTATTCTTCATTATGCAGGGAAACATATACATGTTGGTAATCCAAAGATTATTATCTATTTGGAGAAGAGATTCTTATTATTCCAAAGTATTATGAATGATGGTAAATTTTCATACCCTCATCAACTTCGAAATCATCCTATGATACGTCAACTATTTGCCGAGATTATATCCACCTTGACATTATCAAACCGAAAACATAGTTTTGAACCAATTAAAATTAAGCGAAAAGAAGAATTTGACATGACGCAAATATCAGATAGACTCCACGCGACTTCGTCTGAATTTACAAAAGAAATCTTACGTAAGGACGATCCCAAAGAATTATTTATACCTATTAACGAATTTTCGTATAATATATCTCAATCTAGAAAAAATACAATTAACGCATGTTATTGGATCGAATGGTTGATTGAATTCTCAATCGTTTGTAAAAGCAAAAAACAACCATGTGTATGTGTTCCCCGACGCGATAATCCCGTTGAACCCAAATATCAGTCGAACATTATTTGGATAATATGGGACGCATTATTTATGCATTGCGACAAACTCAATAATAATTATATTGTAGCGTTATTAAATTCACTACATACCCTATTTTGCATTAAATACACATGTGCGACAAATCGAAAAAGGCGATATTTATTATACTTTGCGGTATCTTTATTGACTGAATTTATTCCTAATGACATTGAACTAATGCCAGATAAGGGAACTATACAAAGTGTATGTGGGAATATTAACACTATATACAAACAGATAAAGAAGAACGAATGTAAGCCTACTGCCGATTATCTGTTTGCGAATTTAGAGAAAGAACAAACGTTAAACGCATCCATACAAAAAATGGAATTGGTAAATTCTATCGACATTGTGTAAATATGTATCGGTTTTGTTCTTTCAATAAAAGTATTTCACGTTTTACTGCTTTATTTCACTTTTACTAAGTGGCGGTTTTACATTTTTTGTTATATTTTTCCAAGTCGTATATATTGCCTCTGCTACTATTCCTATAACAACTACACTTACTACACATATCACGATAACTATCGGAACGGGCATGGTTATGAGTGTTATATTTTGTATCTTCATATTACTAATAATAGAATAGTTCAATTTTACTATTCTATTATTTTTTAGAGCAGTGAGGAGAACAACACTAACAAAGCTTGTATTTGATAAATTGTACGTTATTATAACCGACATCTATCAACTCCGCACCTTTATCAAAGTTCAACATATTATATCCATTCAACGCTTTGCTATCAACATAATAATATGTTATTTCACCATATGGTTTGTTACATTCATGATTTAATCGTGTAAAAGGGTTATTGAAGTTCTTTTTGACAATTTGAAATGTTCTCACTACCATATCTTTGATATTATCAATCGAATTATCATTATCCTCAACCACACCATATGGACTTATATACGTAATATTCAAATAATCAGAGGAATGTACTATATCTAATAGCGCATTACTCAACGTCCCTCCGTCCGCGTACATATAATTCTTGTATTTCACTGGTGGAAACGCTATGGGTATTGCCGATGTTGACATCAATAATAACACTTTATCTTCAATTGAATGATTATCGTTATACTTATAGGTATCCAAATTACCCGTATTCAAATTGACAGTACCTATCAACGTATCAATTATTGGATTTGATTTCAGATTAGTTATAATAGA